GCGAGTGATCGAATGGAAAGAATTTAAAGAAAGAATGTATGCTGATCGCGATCCCAAGTAAAGGAAGAGCCGGATTAACGACAACGGATAAGTATTTCCCAAACCTCGGGACATTCTTCATTCCTGAATCGGAATATCACCAATACAAGGGGCTGGTAAAAAATATTGTTTGCATCCCTAAGGAAGTGCAAGGCATAACCAACACCCGAAATTGGATCCTCAAGAACACAACGGAGCGGCACGTCGTTATGTTAGATGATGACGTAAAGTCGGCGGGATATGTGCGGAGATATGAGCGGAATGTGAAGCACGTTAAGATTAAGGACGAGGGCTTTTGGGCCGAGGAGTTTCTCCGGTATTTCGAGATGACTGAGCAGCTTGATTTCAAATTGTGGGGGATGAGAACGGAATCCTCAACAAAAGGCGCAGTACCTCAAAAGCCGATCATCACGAAATGCTACGTCTTGGGGAGTTGTATGGGGATCGTAAATGATGGCGAGTATTATTTCGATGAGAGCTTCAAGGTAAAGGAAGATTATGAGCTTTGCCTTCGCAATATCAAAGAGAAAGGCGGAGTATTGGGCATCCGGTATGCTTATTGGGAGAATTTCCATTATACAACAGATGGCGGATGCAAGGATTACCGAACGATCGATATGGAGCGAGAGGCGATAAAAAAATTAATCAAGCTATACCCTGGAATGATTAGATCAGCAAAAAGGAAATCGAGCGAATTCACAATTCAACTGAATTTATGAAGACAATAAATGACACAAAAAAACGAGCGATGATCGAAGCCCTGGAGAAATCTCTCGGGATCGTTACTTCTGCTTGCAAGTCGGTAGAGATAAGCAGAGAAACTCACTATCGCTGGATGCGGGATGATGATGAATATCGCGCCAAGGTCGAGGGGATAAATGATATGACTCTCGATTTTGCAGAGAGCCAACTTCATAAGCAGATCAAAGAGGGGAATTCAACGGCCACGATCTTCTTTCTAAAGACAAAAGGAAAGGGCCGGGGATATGTAGAGCGCCAAGAGATTCACAATACGGGAGATAATCTCTTTAACATTCAGATCGTTGGCTCAGACAATCCAAACGAATAAGGTATTCGATCATCTGCTTAGATCAGAGAAGAGAATAACAATCGAGCAAGGAGGAACGCGATCCGGCAAAACTTATAACATTTTGCTTTGGATCATTTTTTACTATTCGAGAAATAATAAGGATAAAACGATCACGATTTGCCGGAAGACATTCCCCAGCCTCCGGGCCTCGGTTATGAGGGATTTCTTCGAGATCCTTCGGAATTATGATCTTTATCGGGAGGAGCATCATAACAAATCCTCGAGCGAGTATTTCCTTAATGGGAATCTAATTGAATTCATCTCCATCGATCAGCCCGATAAGATCCGAGGAAGAAAGAGGAATCTCCTTTATATCAATGAGGCCACAGAGCTATTTTTCGAGGATTGGCAACAACTCGTTTTTAGAACGGATGGGAAGATCATCATCGATTATAATCCCTCGGACACCTTCCATTGGATATACGATCGGGTTATGCCCCGAGATGATGCGGAATTCTTCCAAACGACCTATCTCGACAATCCCTTTTTAGATTCTTCGATCATCCAGGAGATCGAGAGGCTAAAGGATACGGATGATGATTATTGGCGGATCTATGGCCTGGGGGAAAGGGGCTCGAGCAGAGCAACGATATTTCAGTTCGCAACAATCGATCAACCGAAGGGCAAGATCGTAGCGTATGGGATGGACTTCGGATTTACGAATGATCCCACGTCGCTGGTTCGCGTTTATGAGGATGGAGGAGATCTATATATCGAGGAGCTTTTATATCACACAAATCTCACGAATAGGGATATATCAGAGAAGCTCCAGGAATTGGGCTTAACGAGATATGATGAGATTTGGGCCGATAGCGCAGAGCCCAAGAGTATCGAAGAGCTGCATCGTATGGGCTGGAATGTGAAGCCAACGGCCAAGGGAGCTGACTCGATTATGGCGGGGATTGATATCCTGAAGCGATATAAGCTCTTCGTAACGAATGGATCTAAGAATCTGATCAAGGAATTTCAGAACTATAAATGGCAAGAGGATAAGAATGGGAATCTCTTGAATCGGCCGATCGATCAGTATAATCACGGAATCGATGCCACGAGATATGCCACGTTCAATCGGATGAGCCGCCCGAACTATGGGCGGTATGCAATCCGCTAAGAATTAAAAGTTATTTAAATGATGGAGATCCAAGTTATCGTACCAACTTCCCTCTCGGAAATCACTCTCGAGCAGTATCAGCGATTCGCCAGGCTCGAGGGAGATGATGAATTCCTATCGAAGAAAATGCTCGAGATCTTTTGCGGCGTTCCTATCGGAGATCTTCCCGGAATCAAGCTGAAGGATGTTAGGGGCGTTTTTAAGCACATTAATCTTATGCTCCAGGAAAAGCCATCGCTTTGTCCGAGATTCGATCTTAGCGGCAAAGAATTCGGCTTCATCCCTTCGCTGGATGATATCAGTTACGGAGAGTTTATCGATTTAGATAATTATCTCCAGGAAACGCAAGATCTGCACAAGGCTATGGCGGTGCTTTATCGCCCGGTTACGAATAAGGTGGGGAAACGATATGATATCGAGCCCTATGAATCAGCTTCGAAATATTGCGAGCAAATGAAAGGCGCTCCTATGTCGGCAGTAATGGGAGCCCTGGTTTTTTTTTATCGTTTAGGGAACGAACTCTTGAACGCTTTAGTGAAATCTTTGGAGGCGGATCAGGAGAGCAAGATTTTAGCGCACAAGGACAATTCTCCAAACGCTGGGGATGGTATTCAACATTCTATCAGCTTGCTCAGGGGGATCCTCGTCGATTTGCAGAAATTGGAAAGCTCTCCCTCTATCATTGCTTGACGTTCCTAACATTTGAAAAGCAGAAACAAGATCTTGAAACAAACATTCTGAAGAAACAAAAATGAGACAATTCTATAATTTAACGCAAACGATCAAGGATACTCTCGAGGCTCATTCTCAGATCAATTCCGTAACGTTCGGAGATATCTTCGATGTGGATCTCAATAAGCAGAGCATCTTTCCCCTGGGGCATATTATGGTAAATCAAGCTTCGATCGATGGGCAAACGATCACGATCAACGTTTCGGTTATGTGTATGGATATTGTAGATGAAACGAAGGAAGATCTCAGGGATCAGTCGGAGCCTTTCTATGGGATCAATAATGAGCAAGATATCCTCAATACGCAGCTCGCCGTAATCAATGACCTGGTAACGAAGCTCCGGAAGGGAACCCTCTATACGGACCTATATCAGCTCTCCAGCGTTCCGACGTGCATCCCCTTTTCTGAGCGATTCGAGAATCTGCTCGCTGGATGGACTGCAACATTCGATGTGATCCTCCCGAATACGGAAATCTCCTCTTGTTGATGAGCAGAGAAAAGCGCCTTCAACAAGTGATTGACAACTTTGGAAAGTATGTCATTCAACAATCGCGGTCCAACTTAACCAAGAATAAAAAGAATGCATCGAGCTCGCTCTATAATTCTTTAGCATTCAAAGGCAAGGCAAGGGGCGAGAATTTTGAGGGCTCCTTTTTTATGGAAGATTACGCTCTCTTTGTAGATCAGGGCGTAAAAGGAAAGAATTCTTCCGCAAAGGCTCCGAATAGCCCCTTCCGATTTGGAACGGGTACGGGCCGCCGGGGAGGCTTATCCGAATCCATACCGAAATGGGTAAGAGCGAAGAGGTTTCAGTTCCGGGATAAAAAGTCCGGGAAATTTATGAGCTATGAACAAACGGGATTCCTCATCGCCCGATCCATTTACCAAAAAGGAATAAAACCGAGTTATTTTTTTAGCAAGCCTTTCGGGCTGGCTCTTGCCAAGTTGCCTCTCGAGATCGCTCAAGCTATGCTCCCAAAACAAGAAGATTTTAACAAGAAATGAGCACTCCAAGTTTATCCACTCCCGCCTCGCTCTCTATGTCGCGAAGCCCGTTATTCGTAACGGGAAAAAATAATACTCTTGCAGCGGATGGGCTGGATGAGATGTCATTAGGCGTAAAAATATATACGGGCGCAAAAACAAGCCCTCCAGCTTCAAACAATTATTCTTTATCGAAAAGCATCTCGATAGATGAGATAATTAATTTCGAAATCTCGGATCTCGTTCGGGATGGCTTCCTCCATCCTTTCGGGAAGTTTAATATCACAGCCCCTTCAGCTTCGGAGGTGGGGGAGGTTCTTTGGATAGCTCCTTCGGGAGATTGGACTTATTCAAATAATGGAGCGGCTCCAACAACTGCACCCTGGGGCACGGGAACGACTTATGCTTTCCTCGCAACGGAGGGCTGGACAAAAAGAGGCGAAGCGCAGAATCGCCCAACTGCTGGGCCTGGACTGACAATCGAAAGAAAGCACAAGGTATATTCCTCCTTCAGGGAATCGCTTGCGGCTCTCTACATCGCTTCAAATGGCCTTAATGCGTTGATGTATGATATCAATGGGACGAAGTATTGGTATATCCTGGAGGATGAGCTCGGATTCGCCTCTAATTCGAATGAGAGTCAAAACAAAGTAATTTATATTCCCTCCGGCGTTCTTAATGTTTTCGATTATGTGGGAGTAATGCCTTCAGGATCCTATTCGATTAGCCTCGTAACAAATAGCGAGGGGGCAGATTATCCGGATCGAGTAACGGCAGACGGCGGAGTGGTCGAAGGATGGAACTGCTTGATGAACGCGATTGATGCGCTCGGAGGACAAGACAAGACAACTTATGACTATGACATACTTTGTGAGACAAAGTACGAACCACAAATCATTCAGTACGTCAACCGATATGGAGTAAGCGATTACGTTACGTTCTTTAAGCGAAGCGATGAGAGTGGGCAATTCACTAACGATTCTTATCGCCGTTCCATCTATGCGGATGGATTCACGGAGCCGGATTTCAAAACTCCCCAATATCAGGACTTCAACATTAACTCAAGAAATAGCATCACGCTAAACACGGGATATGTGGAGGAAGCTTATAAGGATGTAATCGAAGAGATCCTAATGAGCGAAAAAGTATCCATCCTCGAGGGAGGCAATTATCGATCAGTAACTCCCCAGCGCGGAAGCGTGGAATATTTCAAGGAGGTAAATACGGGTAACATCAATTATTCGATGACGTTCGATTATGCCTTTAATGAGAGAAATCTTATCCGATGAACCAGGTAGATTTATATATAAGCAACCAAAGGCTGGATCTTTTTAATGATGAGGAGATAACGATAAACCTATCGGTTCAGAACCTCCAGGATATCTCTAAGATCTTCACGGATTTCACTCAGGGATTCACGATCCCAGCCTCAACGAATAATAATCGGATCCTCTCTCACTATTATCGGGTGGATCTGACCGGGGGCTTTGATGCCCGCCTTCGGCAAGAGGCGAGAATAGAAATAAATTCTCTCCCATTCAGATCAGGAGTAATTCAGCTCGAGGGAGTGCAGATGAAGGGAACGGAGCCTTATTCCTATTCCCTCTCTTTTTATGGGGATCTCGTTAATATGACCGATCTCTTTGGGGAGGATTATCTTTATGATCTCGATCTTTCGGCATATGATCACGATTATAACGGGGCAACAATTCAACAAGGATTCGATCAAGATGCTCTCCTTAGTGGAGATGTATTTTATCCCCTAATGAGTCCGGTAAGAAATTGGGTTTATAATGTCGGCAACGCATCCGATCCCCGCCACGATGATGATATCCAATTTATCACGGGCCACGCCGGGCACCATCACGGCGTTAATTATTATGAGCTCAAGCCAGCGATCAAGGTAACAAAGCTGCTGGATGCTATTGAGGCAAAGTATGGAATCACGTTCTCGGGATCTTTCCTAACGACTGCCCCATTCACGAAGCTCTATTTGTGGGCTCATCGTTATGAGGGATATCTTTATGATTCCTCAACGGCTATTGAATGGCAACTGATTAATTTTAATCGATCCACGGGCGGCGGGGTAGAGTTTAATTTATCCACGGATACTTGGGATGTAGTGTCAACGGATTTCTATGATCTAAGGGTAACGATTTTAAACGCTTCGGCGAATTATGAGATCGGCCTCTTTCGGAATGGCGTACAAATTGGTGTAGCTCGAGAGGACGCTCACCCAGCCTCGAGCGTATTAGTTCAGTTCGAAGGGTATGGCTTTGATTCAGGGGATGAGGTACAAATTAAGATCCGCCCTCAAAGCGCCGCATCATTCGGATATCAGGTAACTGATTATACGGCTTATGATGAATCAACGATAACTCAGCGTTTCGAGGTGGATCAAACCGCCGCGTCGACTTATTCCTTCACGTTGGCAATGAGCCCTCTTATGCCTGAGATTAAGATCGGGGATTTCCTTTCGGGGATATGCAAGCAACATAACCTGGTCATTATTCCGAGCTCTTCAACAAGCTTCACGTTGTATTCCCTGGATGATTGGTATGCTGCCGGATCGGATCTTGATCTTCAACAATTCATCGACATCACATCCACGGAGATTAATCGCCCGGAGCTCTTCCGGAGAATCGGCTTCAAGTATCAGGAAACGGATCAGATACTCGGGTATCGATATCAGAAAACCAACACAACGGGATTTGGGGATCTTCGAGCTGATTTCGATTTCGATGGCGAAGAGTTCTCGATCGAGCTCCCTTTCGAGTGCCCATTATTTGAGCTCTTAACGGATGTAGATAATGGAACGCTGACCAACATCCTGGTATATAAATCCCAAACGCTGGAGGTAAATCCGGATTTCGATAATCGATTCCAGCCTTATGTGGGGGCTCCCATCTTGATTTACGGAGAGTTCTCTTTAGATATATCCACCAACCCGATTTCATTTATAGATGAAGCTCTCTCGGAAACACAAGTTAACCAGGTTTGGTACGCCAATGTGTCGAGCACGGCTCTCGGAACGGGATTAGCGCATTCGCTTTGTTGGGGTGCGGATATTGATCCGTATTATCTGACATCGATTAGCAATTCTCTTTACAATGATTATTGGGAGAATTATATCTCGGATCTATATCAATCGCGCCGGAGGATTTTTGGCGTGGATGCCGTTCTCCCTATCGGGAAAATTCTTAATCTCAATCTCAACGACTTGGTGGTTTGGAACAATAATAAATTCAAGATTAACTCCGTTTCCTTGAACTTGACCAGCGGGAAAGCAAGATTCGAATTACTGAACGAGGTATGAAGACAAAGAACTTCGGTTATTTAATAGAGCTCCTTCAATCGGAAGAGTGGATCGGAGCGGGCAAGAATATAGAAATCGCGAAGGGGAAGTATAAGCTCCCGAAGGATTGGAATGAATATATCAAATTACTATGGCGGTCGTTGAAACAATAAAGATCGAAGGCGATTCCTCAGGGGCGGTAAACGCATTCAAGAAAACGGAGGATGCAGCCAAGAAAACGGGAGCGGCTGCGAAGGAAAGTAATAAGGCCATCGATGACGGCCTCTCTGCTATTGATAAGAGAACGGGCGGAGCGGTATCCGCATTCAAGGGCCTCACGGGAGGCATTAAGAGCGCCGTTACGGGCTTCAAAACATTAAAGGGGGCGGTCATAGCCACGGGCCTCGGAGCGTTGCTTATTGCGATCACTTCGCTGGTTGCATATTTCAAGAGAACGGAAGAAGGGGCTCAAACATTGCGCGTAATTATGGCCGCCCTCGGCCAAGTGGTCGACAAGCTTATGGATGTCGCGGTATCTTTAGGAAAAGCTTTAACGAGTGCTTTCTCTGATCCGCAACAAGCCCTAAAGGATTTCGCGAATCTCCTAAAGTCGCAAATCACTAACCGCCTGGAGGGCTTAATGGAATTGATCCCCGCTCTCGGTAAGGCGATCGGATTATTATTTTCGGGAGAGTTTAAAGAGGCGGGAAAGGTCGCAACGGATGCAGTTGGTAAGGTTGCTCTCGGGGTTGGGAATGTAACGGATAAGGTTGGAGATATGATCGACTCCGTTTCGGAGTTCGGGAAAGAGCTCG